TCTCTAAATCTGCACACGTTTTCAGTTAATAAGATTGTTGAAATTTGGATCAAGTATGAAACAGGAATCCATAGTTTAATTAAGACTAATGGAAAACGGTACACACTAGGAATCTATAAGGAATGTTACTTATTTCTACGTAACTTTCTCCTAGAGCTTCCAACTCAACCTCTAGCGTTCTGTAAATCAGATCGAAATGGGATCCCAAAACCTTTGTGGCCATTAAAGCCACTCATCAAAGGTGAATGTGATCTCAAACGACTTGCCCTAACTATCGCTCGTTCATATGAACAAATAAGATTAGAGATCGATTACAAAACAACTGACCCAATCACCGCGGTGAATTCTGAAGAAGTTCAGAAGACCCTATGTGATCTGGATAAGAAGTTTGGTCGATTCCTAGAATTATTTATACGAAAGTATAAGTGGTATTTAGGGGTATTTACAGATCCAATCAAACCTTGGAGTCGAGTGTCAACAACGCTAACGAAAGGTCCTAATGGACCTGCGGTAGCATGTTCACATCTTGATGCCAAGGCTGTGGTACAGAATCCGGAACTTGTCTCATCCTTAGAGAAACTCAATTCTGCCTTAGGGCAAGATTGGATTACTTATTGGATGTTAGTACAAGCCAGACTATGTACCCACGAAGGTACAAATCTTCACACTGGTAGGCTAGGCTTCTCAGCCGAACCTGCAGGTAAGACCCGTATTTTCGCGATTGGAGATTACTGGAGTCAACTTTCATTAAAGCCTATACAGATTGCTCTGTATAAGACACTATGCTCAATAAGGATGGATGCCACTTCTGACCAAGATAAGGGTTTCAAGACCCTTATCGAGGAAAGTAAAGGACACCCGACTTATTGTATTGACTTGTCATCCGCTTCGGACAGGATTCCTGCTACCCTGCAGAAACACCGTCTGAGACTTATGATGAATCAAGACGTAGCTGATAGTTGGCACGCAGTAATGACGCAACGGGACTTCTATATTAAAACCACAAAACAAAATGTCAGATGGGAAGTAGGTCAACCCTTGGGTTTACTATCTTCTTTTCCTAGTTTTGCGTTGTGGCATCATGATATCATTCAGTTCGCAGCGAATTGGGAGAATTTCCACAAGGGTAAACCCCTGAAGTTATTCAAACAATATCGTCTGCTTGGTGATGATGTCGTGATATTCAATACAGAAGTGGCACGACGCTACCAATGGCTACTTGAGCGTATTAATATTCCTATTAATATGCAAAAGTCTGTCATAGGTGACAAAGAGGCTTCCCAAATAGAGTTTGCCAAAAGGCTCTCTCTAAGGGGGAAGGAAATGAGCTCAATCAAACATAATATCCTATCAAAGAACCACATATTAGATATGTTGGATCTAGTAGAGATATTAGGTAAGAGAGATTTCATTTCAATAACAGATACAGATCACTACGGTCTGCATCAGATCCTCAAGTCGAAGGACCTTCAGCACCTTGAATACCTGATTTGGTTAAGATTCTCTTCATCCCCAACATTTTACTGTCGGTCAGATGAACTCAGAATCAATCGAGATGATATAATTCGAAGAATTAGATCAATACGATCCAAAGTCATGATAGAAAAGGTTATGGCCACAAAATATCTTCATGTGGATGATTTATTTCCACTATTAAAAAGAAATTTTACCACCATGGGCGTGTCTTGTAATGAAAAGACCTTGGCGAATAGGGACATAGAATATTTCTTCGGGACCCCGATAATGAGGGATCTCCCGAGTAACTTTCCAGAGAGTATTCTCTCGAATACTCACCCTATCGTGCTGGCATTAAATCAGACTTACCTTGAACAACAAAATATTAAGTTCACAGTATTGGATGACTTAAATCCAGATACCGTCTCTCCTGTTGAATACTTACCGATAGTATCATGCAAAAGTTACTTTCATAGTCGAACGACTATTAATCGTTACTTGAGCAAGATATTACTGGCGTGTCTCAAAGACGCGTTGGATGAACAACGATCTCAAAGACTGTAAACTAGCAGACTCCTTAGAGCCTGCAACAGGGATTATAATATGTTGCAGTAGGTAAAACTGAGCTAATACCAGTTCGGTAGGATAAATATCTAGTAGATATTTGAGTATTACGTCGTTGGTTCAAGACCAATAGTATACTCCTTGATCTTATTCGCCAAGGTCTTCTCATTACAAG